AAATTTTGGTTTGTTTCGCGCATAAATTCAATCATGTTAATTTCGTCGGTCATTAGTCGCCCTTACTGCTTGGAAGTTTTTTCATTGCGTCAATAACTTTTGTAGCTTCTTCCGGGTTAAGCGTTTCCAATGTCACGGCTTGCGACCAATTCAACGTTGCTGCTATGTAATCGTGTAATTGCATTTCGTCAAAACCAGCACCTTTTGCCAACGATTTAATAAAATACAATTGTTTTTGGCTTGCCTGTTTTGGGTAGGTGCCAGGTGCTTTTGGCTTCGTTTCGGTTGGTTGGTCTTGGCGCGCTTGTACTTCGTTTTTGCTTGCAATGGCTTTGCTTACGCCACAACCCATATAACCAAGAGCACGGCCCAAAGCGCTAGTCATTCCAACCATGAATTCACTGTTTTTTGTGTATGGGGTTTTGCCGGGGTACGGTTCGGCAGCTGTCGCAATGCTTGGCAACGGGTCTGTTTCGTCGCGCCAAACGGTCACGGTGCAACGGTAAAAGCATGAGCCGTCGGGCATTGTCACAACTTCCGCGCTTGTTTCCTGTATTCGAAGGTTAGGCCAACGCTTCAACGCTTCATTTAAGCGGGTCGGCACGTCTACATAATTGTCAATGCTAAAAGCCATGTGTCGGGTCCTTTTGTGTCGGGTTTAAATTGCTGCGGGCAACGTATCCATTGGGTGTAACAAACTTTGTGGCGTCATAAAACACGGTGCCGGCATGTTGGTTGCCCAACGTGTTGGGTGCCATGTTTCGTAAAGCGTTTGCCAACCTCGAAGGCTTACTGTGCGTGTGTCTGCGTCAAGTGTTGCCAAAATGTATATTGCGGGTTTGTCGCACTCATGGGTAAGCAAGCAACCGTTAGCGCGCAATGTGCTTCTTACTTCGTAGCCGGCTACGTCGCTAGCGTTTTTGTTGTACGGCTCAAAACCCCAGGCCAATTGCAAGTATTTTGCTACAGCAAACTCACCAATGCAGCCTATTTTCATTGCTTTTAGGCTGTCGGCAGGGGTTAGCCCGTAGTTGTGTTTTGCACCGCGCGCGTCGCACCAATCTATTCGTAAACGTGCAACGGCGTAGGCGTAGTCAATTTCGTTTTGGGTTAGCGCAATTTGTGGCATGTCACCCGCCAAGCGCTTCGATTGCTTCGCTTACGGTTTGCCAGTCGGTTGTATTGCCGCTTAGGTCTAGGTCAACTGCCAAATGTTTTAGCCGGGCGATCAAGTCGGCGTGTTTTGGTTTGTACGGTATATGTGCGGGCCTGCATATTTCGTCTAACAAGTTTTTAATTACTGTTTCGTGCCTTTGCAGGGCGTTTTGTGTCGGGTCTAACATGCGTCGGGTTTCCTCGCTTAGTGTGTTGTCGGGGTAGGGCTGTTCTTGCATTTAGTTTGCTGTTTTCCATGGTAGCCAACCGCTGTTGTTCCAAATGGCAACCATGGCTTTAGTGTTTGTTACTGGGTTAAATAGTTCGTCGCATGTTTGCAAAATGCCTTGTGCTTGCAACCAGCCAGTAGGCCAGTACGTCGAGGGTTTGCACCAAAAATAATTTATTTGGTAAATCCCAGCTGACCCGCCCATTGTGTCGGTGGCATTGAAAGCGTCACTTGTGCAAAGGCTTTCACGTACAGCGACCCGTAACGCGGTTTCTAGCTCTGCCTGCGGTAATCCCTCGGCAACTGCCAAAGTCGCCACCTGCGAGCATGTAGTGACCAATGCGGGCATTGTGGTTGTTGTAGTCGTTGTTGGCGGTAGGGAAGCAATTACGACCTGTGGGGTTGGCGCGGTGGCCTGTGCATTATTAAAACCAAAAGCGATCAAAACGCCCAAAACTAGGGCTAATAAGCCTGTGAGCAATCTGTGAATAATCATTAGTTGGGCCTTTCCATTTGGTAGGGGTTTCCCCATGTGCCGTGTGCCGGGCTTTTAAATGCCATTTGCGCGTGCAAGCAATCAAGGGTGTCCGGGTCGCGAAATAGTTGAACCATAACTTGCTGCCCTGTTTCAAGGGTTGTTATGAAACATTCGTAAATAAAGGTTTGCGGCTCTGTCATAGGTTTAGGCTTTCCGTCGGTGCAAAAACCCTAGCCAACGATTGTTACGCGGTTGTGGATACCCCGAACGTGGCTTCAAATATGGCTTTTACGGCTTCGGGGTTATCAGCAAACGCTGGCGACAATTCGACGTGCCACCAATCGCCCCCGGGTGCGCCCGACACGGTTTTTGTTTCGTACACTTTCCATGCTTGACGATCGCAACGCCATGACGCGCCCCAAGGTTTGCTGAAATAGTCAATAACTATTTGTACGCCGAAAGCGTTTGCGTTTGCTAGCACTTTGTCAATGAAAGCCTTAGACACGGCGCGGCCTTCTTTAATTCCTTTGGTGTCCATTTTGCGGTAGGACAAATCCATAGCGCGCCCTGTCGCATGTACTGACATGGTGCCCGGTTTGCCTTTAATGTCACGTTGGCCGTATGTGCCGTTGTTCCATAACGCGCCGTTTGAATACTTAATTGCTTGGCGTACCCATTCCTCGGTGCCAGCACGTTTGCCGTTTGCTGGGCCGTCGGTGTTGCCTATGTAATCTCGAGCGCCAACGACGCCGGGTTTGGCTTTAGCGATCATGGTTTAACTTTCGGTGGGTGTGCCGGGTTTGCTTTTAAGTCCGTTGGACGCCACAAGTCCGCTAAGGGTGCCAGTAAGAAACACAAGCAACGTGCTTAAAAGGTCAATTAGTTGCGCGTCGGTTGGGGCTTGTTCGGTTGGTTGGTCAACAAACAAAATACCGTAAATGAACGCCATGACGGTAAACGAAAAGCAAATTGCCATTAGACGGCCAACAAAAACTATTAGCCCTGCGTGTTGTTGTTCGGGTGTTTTACTCACAAGCGGCCTTTGTAAAGCATTGGTATTCGACATTAGTTTTTGAATAAGTGCAACCACTACAACCCCAAACTACTACGGCTATAAACAATGTGTATGCAAATAGGTAACGCCATTTCATTATGGCTCAACTATTGGCGGTGTAACTGGCGCTATAAAATCGTTGGCTGTTTTGTCGTATGTATACCCAACGCCTGCGTAAGTTTTGTTTGGTAAATTTATAAACGTTTCTACCCATGTACCGGGGTAACGGTCGGGGTTGTCGTCTAAAAATTCTTGCGTAACGCAATGCACGGCTATAACAATGTTGCTGTCGTCAATTTGTGCAAAGTATTGGGGAATGTTCATTACTTAAACCTCACATAAACTACGCCACTACCGCCGCTGCCGGCTGTTCCGGAATATGAACCACCACCGCCACCACCTGTGTTTGCTGTGCCGTTGCTTCCATTTGCCCCACCTACACCGCCAGCACCGCCACCACCAGCGCCGCCAGTTCCCGCCGTGCCTGATGCAACTGAACCACCACCGCCACCACCGTAAGTAACGCTTGCGCTTGTAATAGTCGAAACAACACCCGCGCCACCATTTCCACCTGTTGAGTTTCCGTTTGCTGGCGTAACACCAACCGCGCTAGCACCACCACCGCCGCCGCTTGGGTCAGTAACACCCGCTTTACCGCCGCCACCTGCAAAACCTTCGCCAAGTATTCCTCGACTGCCTGTTGTGTTGTTGTATGAACCACCACCACCGCTACCACCAATTGCGCCGTTTTGGGTCAAACCAGTACCTACGCCACCACGGCCACCACCAACTCCAACAATGTTTGCGCAAATGCTGTCGCCGCCGTTTGTTAATGCTGCACCACCAGCGCCAACGGTAATTGAATATGTGCCGGCCGTAATAAGTGTTTGCGTTTTAACTAATACGCCGCCGCCGCTTGTTTCGCTAGGCACACTTGAGAACACGCCGCCTGCACCGCCACCACCACCGCGACTGTCGCCACCACCAGCACCACCACCAACTACTAAAACGTCAAACAAACCTGTTTTGCTAACTGTCAATGTTCCGTCTGTTGTAAACGCCAAAAGGGTGTAACTTACGCCGCCTACTGTAATTGTTGAACTTGTACCACCCGACGCGGTGCCATATTTTGCACCGCCACCGCTAAAAAAAATAGCAGCACTAGCACTTGTAAAATACAAGGTGCCACCGTCCCATGTGCCTAACGCTAAAGAACCGGAAGTAGTTACGGTGCAAGTCCCTGCCGTAATTGTGCAAGCACCGACACCAATGTTTTGTATAAAAAGGGTGTCACCGGCTGCAAATAAACCGCTGTTTACGGTTATGGTTTTTGCGGTGCCAGCGTTCATTACTACGCGTGTGCCTTTGTCGGCTGCCACTAAAACGTAACTGTCGGTTTTTGTTGAAACTGTCCAGTTGTAATCGTTGGCTTGCAAACTGTCCATTTGGGCTGCGGTCAATACTTGCCCGGCGGTAAAATCTTGAATAGCCATAGTGCCCCTTAGCCTAGATCAGCCCAACACGTTTACCGTGTCAATGGTGCCCGTTGTTGGGTTGTCAAGCACCAATTCAAACACAATCGTTGTAGGGCTGGTAAATAGCAATACCCGGTGCCCGTTCAAGGTGATCTCATGCTCGACACCCTCTACCGCTAATTCTTGGGCAAGTGTCGTTGTGGTGTTACCAGTAACAAACGTGCGTTGAATACTTACGGTGTCGCTAATGTCCACAACGGCCACGGTGTCGCGCTGGGCGTCTGTTAGGGCACCAAATACGGTTTCTACGCTGTTGTAGCGCGCTTCGGGTGTGCCGTTTAAAAGGTAGGTTGCTGCGGCCGCTAGTTCGGTGTCGTCTAAAAGGCTGTTAGTAATGCTGTTGGTTTGCACAAAGTAGGTTGCTTGGCTTACGAGATCGTCTGCCGTGTCGTTTGCCCCACCCAAATTTTCTATGTAAACACGGTTGGTAACGCTGTCCGCTTCAAACGTGATACCTAATCCGTCGT